AGTTCGTCAACCAAACCATCAAAGTGTGCAAGATTGGCATCAGTTTTTTCTTGTAGTCTATCCTGTATGGTTTTTACCAGTGCAGGGGCAGTTACCTTTTTTTCAACATCTTCTTCTTGGCCTGCAAAAGTATCGACTTTAGCAGAAACATCTGCTATTGTTTTCTTGATAAAGTCCAGTGCATCATCTTTAAGTGGCATGCCTTGTCTACTTGCCATAATTAAACCACATACTGTACCGCCAAGATAACTAGTGGGACTCTTGACGAAAGTGCTTACATCATTTTTTTCGTATCCGTTTTCCTGCATCCAACTCACTACATATTTTTTAAGATCCTTAGAGCTATAGTGATAGCTGTAGTAACGTAAACTATTGCTCAAGTGAAGCCTAAATGTTTTGTCGTCCATTTTCGATGCACGTTCGGTATCCCATACTGGTTCAGGACCAGTACCACGTTCATCAAAACCTTTACCTTTGCCTTTAGTTTTAGTCTTAACTGCCATATTTGAGCTCCTCTAATTTACAAACTATAACGCTATTTTACACTCATTTATCTCTAATGTCAAGCCCCTAATAAAATCAACAACTTACACCAGGTTCTAAATACCGCTAAATACATAGATACTATAGGATTTTATTGTGCCACGATTATCACTCTGGAAAGACGGAAAACACTCAAACGATTACAAATTTATGGATCGCATAATCAGCGAAGAATTCACTGTTGGCGGCACTGGTGTAAACGTACACAAGTATCTAGGCACACAAGAACAGAACACAGTAAAAATAACCAATGCAACTCAGTCTTCAGCTAGTGCAGTATTAGAATTTGCTAGTACATCAAACATCGGGTTAGATGAGTTTGTTACAGGCACAGGTATTCCTGCTGATACAAAAGTTATTGCTAAAGATGCAACTTCTGTCACACTAAACAACAGCACAACCATAGCACTACTCAGTGGTAGTACCATAAAGTTCTACGAGAATCCTTCAGAACCAAGTTATACAAATCAAAGCGAAAAGAATATTCAGGACTTGTTCTTCTTAGAGAACAGAGACCGCAAGTACGACACAGACATCTACCCGATGCGTGGTATCTATCAAGTACAAGACACCACATTTGATCTTAGCCAATTTGGTATGTTCTTGCAAACAGGCACACTGTTCATGACATTCCATATTAATGATATGATAGAAACACTTGGTCGCAAAATGATGAACGGTGATGTGTTGGAGTTACAACATTTAATGGACTATTATCCATTGGACAACACACTGCCTGTGGCACTTAAAAGATTCTACGTAGTAAGTGATTGTCAAAATGCTGCCGAAGGGTTTAGTCAAACTTGGTGGCCGCACTTGTGGCGTGTAAAACTTAATCCGTTAACCGACAGTCAAGAGTACAAAGACATACTTGATCAAATCAAAGTCGATGCTCCTGATTGGGATCCGACCAACGGTAACGTAAGTCTTGGTAGTGTACAAAGTACCATCGAAACTTATCAAAATGTAAACAACGCTATTATCAAAGAAGCAGAGAAAGAAGTTCCACTTAGTGGTTATGATATCAGTCACCTTTATATCAAGTCAACAACACCAGATGGTAAGTATCCAGGTGACCCAATTGGTGTAACAGCTGACGGTAACGTAACTGCTGATAGCGACAGTGTAAACACAGACTATGCTATACTAAGTCCGCAGGCTGTGCCAGAAGGGTACTTGACCGGAAGCGGACTAACACCAAATGGCATGCCAGTTACTGTTGGAATTGCTTTCCCAGATGGTCCAAATGTGGGCGACTATGCACTAAGAACAGATTACTTGCCAAACAGACTATTTAGATACGACGGGAGACGTTGGGTGAAAATTGAAGATAATGTGAGAACCACACTTACACCTGGTTCAGACAATACCACACAGCGTAGTGGCTTTGTAAACAACACAGAAACATTCACAAACAATTCAGGTAATGTAACAGTAAGACAAAGTCTTAGTGATGCATTAAAGGCTAAGGCAGATAATTAATGGCTCAACAATTTTTTTACGATGGACAAATACGTAGATTCTTAGTTCAGTTTATGCGAATCCTAAGCGGGTTTCAAGTTGAATTTGGTAAGAACGCAGACGGTGTAAAAACACTACAAACTGTTCCTATATACTACGGAGATCAAAGTAGGCAAGCCGCTACTATACTGCGTAACAATAGTGAGAATGCACTCAATGGTGTACCGGCTATGAGTGCTTATATAGGTGCGCTAACATATGATCAAGCCCGTATGCAAGACCCTACGCATGTAGGCAAAATCAATTTACGTGAAAGACACTACGATGCTGAAACTGGAACATACACAGATCAGCAAGGTGATAGTTATACTGTTGAAAGACTAATGCCTGTTCCATATAAGTTACAGATTAAATTGGATATTTGGACCAGCAACACTGAACAAAAAATGCAGATAGTCGAACAGATTGCAACACTGTTTAATCCAAGTTTTGAAATACAGTCCACAGACAACTATGTAGACTGGACAAGTTTAACGTTTGTACAACTCAGCGACATGTTATGGAGCTCAAGAACTGTACCAACGAACGCAGAAGAAAGCATAGATATAGCATCACTTACATTCGAAATGCCAATATGGATTAGTAGTCCTGCTAAGGTCAAGCGTCTTGGTGTAATACAAAAGTTTATCGGTAGTGTGTATGATGAACAAGGCGAATTCAGTGACGATACTATACTAAGCAATCTTGTTGCTCGTGTAAAAGTTACACCACTAGAGTATGGAATCTACTATACCGGAAATCAAATGAAACTGGTTAAGCCAGAAGAGGTCGTAAGTGAATCAGGAGTAATAACCAAAGTAGCACCAACCAAAGAAACTTGGCAAGCACTGATCGAAGTGTACGGTACACTACAAACTGGTACAACAGAATTACGACTAGAGTTAGCAACAGGGAATGAGTTGATAGGGCAGATTGCATATCACCCAACGGATCCAACCATACTGTTGTTTACACCTACAGAAGACACAATGCCCTTAAACACACTAACTGCTGTGGCTAAGATTATAAATCCAATCAATGTTACTGTGGACAGTGATATAACAAGTCCTACCACAGGAACACGTTATTTGCTTACTGATCACATTGGTGCTGAAGGTAACGAAAACTATAGTGTTTGGGGTGATGTTGTAGCCTATGCAAATGACATAATAGAATACAATGGTACACGCTGGATTGTGGTATTTGACAGTGGAGAAATAACATCCACAGAGTACGTGACAAATACCAATACTGGTGTTCAATATCGCTGGACCGGAACAACTTGGGTCAAAAGCGTTGAAGGTTTATATCGAGGTGGCGAGTGGAGTCTGGCTATATAGGTTGTGGTGCTTTAGTTTATAGTAAATCAACTCATAGATACTTATTTTTATTACGTAATCACAAACGGCATGCTGGTACATGGGGACTAGTAGGTGGGCGTATGGAAAGCAATGAGTCACCTGTACAGGCATTGCACAGAGAAATAGCAGAAGAGATCGGAACAGTTGACTACGAAAAAATTATCCCGCTGGAGAAATTTACAAACGATTCAAATCAATTTGAATATCACACTTATTTGATTGCAGTAGAAGAAGAGTTTATTCCTAAATTAAACAATGAACACAGAGGATATGCTTGGACCAGCATAGCCGATCACCCGAAACCGTTGCATCCGGGTGTTTGGCGTACATTTAGTTTTCGTGTTATAAAAGAAAAGTTAAAAACGCTGGAATCAATCTTTACAGATCACACTCTAATACCAACCCACGAGAACTGATTCTTCTAAAGTTAGAACACTCTAACCATTGAACTGGGATAGTGCCTTTACCGGTTATGTTAACATGTACAAATTCTACCAATGGATAAGCCTCCATTAAGGTTCTCAAAGCAATACCATAAAAGTCATCAGTTATTACTTCATCTTGTGGTTGATAAGCATTTGATCCTGCGTAGATGTTATTGTTGTTACCGTGTGTGTCTTGTCCATCAAACCCGTATAGATAAATTTGTTTATGTCCATCAAATGCAGCCATGTAAGCTGCCATGGCACCAGCATTCCACTGCGGGTCTTGAGGGATCAAATAAAACTTGCCTGGGTGATCAAAGATTTGATCTGAATTAGCATAAACTACTCTAGTATCGCTGTAGTTTGCATTTATTAACTCTTGTGCGATCTTGTCGTTATTGCAAACCAAAAAGTCAGTCTGATAATCTCTATACATGGCGTTACATCCGTATGTTTGTAACTTTCGTTGCTTGAGGATTAGATTGGTATAAAAATCTTCGCGACTGATTCCGTTACCAAGTACTACTGCTTGTTTGCCAGTTCTATCATTATCTAGTATAGTTGACTCAATTGTTTCAGTGTCGTAGGTCCATGACCCATTTTCGTATGTGGCTGTGGCGTTGATTTCTTCGCCGGTGTATGTGGTTCGCAGACGTTGGTAAAAATTTTGCATGTTTGGTTAGCTCCGTTTGTGATATATAGTATTTATTTAAAATAGTATTATTCGTCTGCGGTCATGCTAACAATATTACCTGGATACTACTCTGGTGGAGCAGAATCCACGGCGTCAGTAATTTCTTGTGCTGTCTGTAAATCAGCGGCAGCAACAATCTCTTCTGCTGTCCCCGATATAGACCCACCTGCCGCTAGTGTTTCTTGAATAATATCATTGGCAATAGTTTTAATTGCTTTTTGTGCTCGTACTTTTGTAACATTTTCTGCCCACTCTTGCGGACTATAAGCAATAACTGTCATTGCTTTGTATTCTACGTCTGAAAGTGTAATTGTAATATCAACTGCCATTTGTTTTCCTTTATGCTATTAATGCTCCGTCAAAATACAGGTATACATAACTCGTACCATACATGGTTGCATTGATCGTAATAACTCTCATGGTATCACCTGCATCCATATTATATAGGTTACCACCAGTTCTATGTGCTCTAAATGCTCCGGAACTGGATGTGTAACATCTTAATTCATTTTCTACGTTTCTTGTATTGTTCTTAACCATACCAAAATACTTATT